TATGTGGTTAATGATTGGTTATATAAAAATGCCAAAGGCATCACTGATTCGGCAGAGTTGGCAGATTGGATGCAGGGCATTAAAAAAGATTATCCAGTTAGCCAATGGCGTTTAGAAACATTACCAATTACCTTAGATATTTTTACACCAGAAACACAACAACGTATTAAACTTCGTGCGGGGGGAAGTGCTAACCCTTACGGTGTTCCTAAAGATGCTGAACGTCATGCTACACAGCAGGCAATGATACAAACACAAGGTGTTAGTCAAGAACCTATTATTGTATTCAAAACAGCACAGGGATACGATTTAGCAGAAGGCTGGCATAGAACTATACAACACTTACAAGCATACCCACAAGGATATAAAGGTCCTGCTTGGGTTGGGTACCCATGAAAGAATATTTTACATTTGAAAACTTACCCCTAACCATAGTAGTTGGATTAGTTGCTTGGTCATGGGCCGTTGTTTTTACTGTAATACTGTCGTAAAGAACACACCTAGGACCGTTAAACCTTACGGTTGTGTGGCCGGCTGCTGGCCTGGAGGGATGCCAAAAGTGAGCAAGATAAAAAGTCAGATAAATATTAATTATGCGTTATTCACAAATTAAAAAAGCCTTATTAGAAGCAGCAATCATTGATGAAGTATCAATGAGTCCCTCCAGCCTAGAAAAATTCGCCAACAGCCCAGAAGCAGAAGGAATGTTGCTTGGAATAGAGTGGGAAATGTGTGTGCCCAATGCATCATCAGGTGATAACGAACCTGAATGGGAATACGATTGGGACGCTAACGAAAGTGTTGTTGATATTGACGAACTTATTAACTTCTTCCGTATGGGCGAATTTAGTAATATGAGTCGAAGTGATGCTGACCGTCTACGCAGTCAGTTATATGATGAGTACATGGACTGGCAGTACGAAAGTTCACAAAACTACATAGATGAAAACTACGACGAAGTAATTAAGAAAACTCGTGAGAATCTACAGGATGATGCCCGCGATGCTAGTAATGATCATTACGATGAATTTGTAGCAGATGCTAAGAAAGAACTAGGTGAACTATTACCAGACGATGATGCCGCTATAGAAGAACGTGTTCGTGCATTAACATTAGCATGGATGGATCGTTGGATTGATGAACAAATTGAAGAAGCAGACAGTCGTGAATATGAACGTGCTCGCGAATATGCTGAAGAAGAACTGCGAGATGAGTACCGTGACAACTATGCTAGCCAAACAGATTGGCTAGAGTCAATTGGCGTTGATGACATGCAGGATGCACATCGCCATTGGAACTTAGATTGGCCGCACATGTATGATGCTAACTACAGCGATGAAGGTAGTGCAGATGTAGATCAAGTAGCAGATGATTTCTACGGTGCTACAGGTTACGAAGCACGTGGTTACAGCAACTACCATGCTGCTAGCCGCAGTGACCAACAAGCAAAAGGCTATTTCATTATCGAGCCAGATGGTTCAATCGATGCCGATAGTGGTGATGCGGGCCTAGAGTTTATCAGTCCAGCAATGCCACTTAAAGACGGCATTGAAATGATCAAACGAGTTAAACAGTGGGCTAAGGCAGCAGGCTGTTACACTAATAAGTCCACTGGCCTACACATGAACATCAGTGTTCCTGGAATGACTATTGAGAATCTAGACTATGTTAAACTAGCATTGTTCTTAGGTGACGAACACGTACTTAAAGAGTTTGGTCGTCAATACAATAGTTTCTGTAAGAGTGCAATGAAGATTGTCAAAGAAAAGATTGAACAGAATCCAGAGAACGCCACAGCCTTACTAAGCAAGATGAAAGAACATCTTGGTGCGGCGGCTAGTAAACTAATACACAGTGGTGTTACACAAAAGTATACCAGTATCAACACCAAAGACAAGTATGTAGAGTTTCGTGGTCCTGGTGGTGATTACCTAAACGAAGACATACCTAAATTAATCAGCACTGCTCTACGTCTGGCACAGAGTCTACGCATTGCCACAGATGACAATGCCTACAAACAAGAATACGCTAAGAAACTATACAAGTTAGTAAGTCCAAATGAAGGTGATTGGACTGATCCTAACAATTCAGTATCCCTATTCAGTCGCTATGCTATGGGGCAGATTAACAAAGATGAATTAGTCAGCAATGTACGTCAAGCACAGACAGCTCGTAAAGAGAAGAAAGGTGAAGATCAACAGTACTGGGTTATGAACAAAGACGGTACTGGTGGCAAGCAAATGGTCTTTGCTCAAAGTGTTACAGATGCTATCATCAAAGGTGGCAAACAGTTGGGCATGAAGCGTGAGGACAGTATATCTAAACTTAAGGCCGAGCCGTTTGAACGTACTCCTCCAGGTCCAGCACCAACTAAACCAGCACCAGAATCATTAACTGGTGGTTGGATCAATTGGATTAAAGATAAAGCACCAATAGTAGACGCAAATGAACTGTTCAGAATTGAACAAGAACTTAAAGCCGGAAATTTTAGTTACCTAGATGATGCTAGTACACAATATCTATTAGACTATATTAATGAACTAATAGAATTCCGTAAAGAATCTAGTACACAAATTCCGGACTCAGTACCTGAAGGATGGAAGGGCTGGGTTGAGGATACCCTACCTAATGTTACATTAGCAATAGCAAACGAAGTTAGAGCGAGAATTAAAGACGGCAGGGATGGACTAGATCAAGCGGCTAATGTTTGGATTATCCAACAAATTGATAAAGAACTACGTCGTAGACAAAGCGGTACAGCAGATAATGGTGGTGTTGTCGACAATAATGAAACACGCTGGAAGGTTAATTCCGCAAGTGGTAGTTCAGTATATGTTGATGCTGATAGTCCGCGTCAGGCTAAAGTTAAAGCAGTGGAATTGTTCGCAAGAGAACATGGATTGAATGTTGATGCTAATGATTTAGAAGCCATTGCTACTACACAGGATAGTGGTGCTGTACATGCTATCCCACAACAATGGCGTAACTGGGTTGATACATTACCTAATAGACGCACAGAAGTTATTGCTGACTTTAGACGCCAAATTGAACAAGGTGAACATAATCCTAGTTTAGAATCACAAGCGCAACGCGATGCTGTGATTAGAGTTATTGATGATGAACTACGCCGTAGACAAGATGCTGGTGAAACTGGTGAAGAACAAGAATGGTCTATTAGAGATGGATTGGGTAGATATGTAGGTACAACAAACGCAAGAACACAGGCCGAAGCACTACATATATACGGTAGTGTTAATAATGTTGATACTAGAAACTATACAGCAACTTTAACTGATGATAATCCTCCACATGCGGGCATGTCTTCTACAAGTAGAGAAGTGTTTGACAGTTTACCAGAAGGTACCAGACGATGGTTAGAGCGTGTAGGTGAGCACCACGATTTAGAATTACGCCAGGCTCTTGATCATATTGAAGCAGGTAGAGGTATTGGTAGTGGACTATATAGTAATCAAGTGGCATTTGTTAAAACAGCCATTGAGACTGAACTGCGCCGTCGTAGTAATAACGATGCTGTAGACTCTGATGATACTACTAGAAATCCAGTGTTTGACACATTACCACAGCATTGGAAGGATTTCATTGCCAATGATCTAAGTTATAGTGCAGATATGCACATTATCAACATGCTAAGAAATCTATCGCGTGAAGATGCTGGCAGAAATCTTACACTAAATGATCAACAGTTAGCCTACATTAGAATTCTACTTAAACGTCAATTGCGTGCCAATGGTATTACTCCAGACGATGACGCACCGACTACTACCTACGCAGATGATGCTGACGAACGTGAACGCATGCGTCGTGAGCGTGAGCAGATTTCACAGGACATGGCACAACAAACGAACGAAAGTATTAAAGAACTACGCAGACTAGCAGGATTAGTATAATGAACCTATTCGAGATGTTTGAAGATAAAAAGTTAGACCTGCCTAATGCTCTACGTGATTTTTTGCCTATTGCTGTCAAGCATCTTAAACTTAAAACTATACCTAAAATTAAGTTAGCCAAAGAACTAACGGATACCCACGTACCTACGTTTGGTCGTTTTGAAAACAAAAGTAAAATAATCACAGTGGTTATCGATAAACGTAACCCAACTGATGTTATCCGCACCCTAGCACACGAACTAGTACACTATGCTCAAGGTGAAGAACACGAACTAGCCAGCGGTAGTTGGCATACAGGGTCGCCAGAAGAAAATCAAGCACACGAACTAGCAGGTATAATGATGCGTGAGTTTAACAAACAGTTTCCGGAATATCTAGCAGCAGATCCTATTATCTTACCAGAATGAACAATTGGGAAATATACGTAAGAGAATCATATGAGCTTGTTAAGCGAGCTGAAAATCAACTTACTGTTAATTTAGAACACAACATAGAAGCATACATTGTACATTTATTTGCTCACTATCTAGACAAACCTAATATCAATACAGAACCCTTAGGGGTTAAACTGCTAGCCAGTGTTACCCTTCCTACAACACAACGTAAGAATGTGCTTAAAGAAATTGGTGATGAATGTTTACTAGTTAACAGCATGGAGTGGGGTCGACGTCGTTGGCCTAGTTCAAATTATTACAGCGAACTAGGACAAAATGCCTACTTAACACGTGCTTTTATGGTACAACCGTCGGAGGATTTGTTCGACGATCTAGCATGGCAATTTGAAATAGCAACAAAAGTGCTCAGAACCTGTAGACCTTCTTGACCTTCTGGTCTAAATAACATATAATATATTTTTCAACCAAGGAATGATCTATGTCATCACGTATGTTTTCATCAGAACAAAAAGCTAAATTAACACAAATGGTTAACGAAGGTATTCATGTCTTACAAGAAGTAGAAGATTTAAATGCTGGCCTAAGCGATACGATCAAAGCAGTAGCAGAAGAATTAGAAATTAAACCAGCTATTCTAAAAAAAGCTATTAAAATTGCACAAAAAAGTAAATTTGGTGAAACTAACCAAGACCACGAAACACTACAAGACATCTTAGAAACTGTTGGTCGCACACTTTGATTGATTGGCATAAGACAGCTAATTTTATTAAAAAAGATTGGCATAGTCACCCTGTTAGACTATGTTTAGAGACTGTTAATTGGTTACTAAACATAGTTATTAGTCTTAGTGTGAGTTTAACTGTACCAGACACTAATTGGTTAATTGTCTATCCAGTTATATTTGTTGCGCTAAGTATTAGCATATTCTCAGCTATTAGTCGAGGTAGTTTTGGTATTTTATTAACTAGTATAACATTATTTTCTATCGATTTAATTGGTTTTTATAGAATATTAATGTTATAATAAAAGAATCGTACACTTACGTACATGCAGAAAAGTTAGCCAGCTATAAGTGGCAGGAGAGTTATGAGTTATGTAGACGCACTATTCGATCGTGCTAAAGATCGAATCTATGTTGTTGAACGCAACAACGGTCAAAGAGAATATAAAGAATATCCAGCAAACTATGTATTCTATTATGATGATCCCAAAGGCAAGTTCCGCACTATCTACGATACACCTGTTAGTAGATTCAGTACTCGAGTAGGTAAGGAATTTCATAAAGAAGTCAGAGTCAACGGCAATAAGAAAATATGGGAAAGTGACATTAATCCTGTGTTTCGATGTTTTGAAGAAAACTATCTAGGACAGGCTGCCCCTAAATTACAAACAGCGTTTTTCGATATTGAGGTAGACTTTGATCCTGAGCGAGGGTATGCCCCAACAAACGATCCATTTAATGCTATCACAGCTATCTCGGTATACTTAGATTGGCTAGACAAATTAGTTACCTTAGTAGTTCCTCCTAAGAGTTATAGTTGGGATTCAGCGCAGGAAATATGCAATCAATATGAAAACTGTTTCTTGTTTGACCGTGAACAGGACATGTTGGACACATTCCTTAATCTAATAGATGATGCCGATATATTAAGTGGTTGGAACAGTGAGGGCTATGATATTCCATATACCATTGGACGTATTATACGTGTCTTAAGCAAAGATGACACACGCCGTATGTGCTTGTGGGGTCAATATCCTAAACAACGTGACTTTGAACGCTTTGGTGCTACTAATATCACCTTTGACTTGATTGGTCGTGTACACCTAGACTATATGCAGTTATATCGTAAGTACACCTATGAAGAACGTCATAGTTATAGCTTAGATGCTATTGGTGAATATGAATTAGATGAACGTAAAGTTGCCTATGAAGGTACCTTAGATCAACTGTATAACAAAGACTTTCCTAAGTTTATTGATTATAATAGACAAGATACCATGTTGCTAGGCAAGCTAGACAAGAAACTACGCTTTTTAGATCTAGCCAATGAACTTGCGCATGATAACACTGTGTTATTACAAACAACTATGGGTGCTGTAGCGGTTACAGAGCAGGCAATTATCAACGAAGCACATCAACTTGGTATGGTTGTGCCAAATCGTAACCGTGAAGAACAGTTCAACACACAGGCCGCAGGTGCTTATGTGGCAACTCCTAAAGCAGGTATGCACGATTACATCGGCGCAGTTGATATTAATTCACTGTATCCTAGTGCGATTCGTGCGCTGAACATGGGTCCAGAAACTATTGTAGGACAACTACGTCCTATCATGACAGATCACTATATCAAACAGAAAATGGATAGTGGCAGTAACTTTGCTGACGCATGGGAAGGTTTGTTTGGCAGTTTAGAATACACAGCCGTTATGGAAACTCAAGCTGGTACAGAAATTACCATCGATTGGGTACAAGGCGGTAGCGATGTCCTAAGTGCCGCAGATGTTTGGCGTTTAATCTTTGACAGTGGTAAGAATTGGATTTTAAGTGCTAATGGTACTATCT